CCAAGTAAGCGGTTCACCGGGATTGCCGAGGCTGCCGCCATTGCCATACCAGCGGGATCGTCAGCACGGCGGGCGCGTTCAAAGTCACGGGCGGCAAGGGCTGGCCCCACACCCGGCATAAGGCTCCCGCCCATCTCCAACGCCATGTCTATGGCATCGGTGTCCTGCGGCTGGTCTAGGCTCGTCAGGCGCTCGTAACGGCGTTTTACGTCGGCCTTGTCACCAAGGTACTTGAGTGCGGCTGCGACTTGTTCGCGGCGTACTGGCATGTTTATGCGAGATTGGTCAACTTGTAGCGTAGAGACAACACTTCGTCCACGACCGAATCAAACAGGTTGACGAGTTCGGGGTCTTTCGGGAGTACCTCGCGCATTTCGTCAAGGAACGCCATCAGTTTGTCGGCGTAAGCCTTAGGGTCTTTGTGGCTGTGCGTTTCGGTCGGGTAGTTCGTGATTAGCCCGTAGCGACCCTGATAGCCCTCAGCCCATGCGTCCACGAGGTCAGGGATCGCGGCGTAATAGTTACCGAGTGCCTTGTGCTGCGCGTAGGACTTGGTGGCAAGGTGCTGCAAGTGAGCGACCGTGGCGCTGTGCAGCATCGTGGCAACAAATACCCCGGCTGACTTGTCGTGGCTGGCCATTACTTCATCATCTCGTAAAGGCTGGACTTTTTAGTCTTGCGCTTGGGCTTCTTGCCCTCGTCCTCGTCCTTTTCTTCGGCTTTTTCGTGGGCTTCGCTTTCGTCGTCTAACGCATCCAGCGCGGCCATCAGTTTTTCTTTACGAGTGTCAGGCATGGAATTACCCCAAGAATAGGCTTAAATCCGAGGCTATAGAGTTTATGTTAAGGTTGCAAGCATGGAAACAATTTCCGATAACTACCTTGCAGAGCAGCAGAAACTCCACGAAAACCCGGACTATGGCGTGGCTTCCATTGTCTTTGCTCCGATCGTCGCCAAACTCATGCGCGACAACGGCTGGAAATCTATTCACGATTACGGTGCAGGGAAACAAAACCTTCGCCGTGCGCTAGAGGTTGAGCGTTTAGAGTTCCGTTACTCGGCGTATGACCCTGTGTTTCCCGAGTATGGTGAGCCCAACCCGGCTGACCTCGTGTGTTGCATTGACGTACTAGAACACATTGAACCTGACCGACTTGATGCGGTGCTGGATGATTTAATGCGGATCGTGACCCGTTTTGGGTTTTTTAGTATCCATACCGGGCCAGCGACCAAAGTGTTATCGGATGGCCGTAACGCCCATCTCATCCAAGCACTCCCGTATTGGTGGCTCCCGCACCTCTGCAAGCGGTTTGAGATTCTGCACCTTCAAGCCCATCGGCTGATGGGGCCGGGGTTCTGGGTGGTCGTCAGCCCTCTCCCGGACCACACGCCTCCAGCCAACGCTGGGTAAGTTCCACAACCGCGATCTGTGCGTCACGGGCGACGTAGAACTCGCCCCTCGGCTCAAATATCTCTTGGAACTTTTCTTGGGTCGGGCGTAGTTTGCCGGTCTTGACCTTGATCTCTACCCAACACACCCACAGCCGCCTATCAGGCAGCGGGCGCGTCACAAGCCTGTCAGGGACATATCCCGCCCCAGCAAAATCGTGGACGGTAAACCCTGCCGCTGTCAGGGCTTGCCCAATCTCGCTGTCGTTCGCGTCCCTACGTCGGGCGTATCTCATCGGTTTGCGATGACGAGGAGAAGGTACATCAACACAGCATCCATCAACGTCCCGCCGAGAACGGTGGTCGTGAGATAACACACCGCCGCGACTAAAAGGGTCGGTAGCCAACTCATCGGTTGCTGTTCGGCGGGATGATGGTCATTTTCCAGCCCTTCGGTGTCTCTACAAACCCCACCGCCTTGAGTTGCTCAACACTACGGCAGTTCCCGTCAATTCTGCGATGTTTCCGCAGGGTTTCCGGTGTCACGAACGTCTGCTTGCACTCTTTGCATACCCGAATCTTCTTCGGTAATGGCGTGGTGTTTCTCAATAGCACGGGCAAACTCATAAACTGATTTGTAGCACACTAAACCGGGCCATAGGGCTGCAATCTCGTCATCCGTTAGCGGCTTTCGCACGTTCCTTCAGCCTCGCTAAACCTCTTTCTCCGAATAAAAATCTTACCATTCCAACTAACGACGGTTCGCCAAGAATGGCGGCAGCGTCAGTCTCGCGGATAAGTTCACCGATACGCGCCTTAACTGCCTCGCGCTGCCCCGGCCCGTCAAGGTAGCCGGGGCGAGCGATCAAGGCATCGTAATACCGCAAACGGTTCAGCGGCGTTTCTAATACTGCCGAGGCCCAATAGTCAGCCGACTGCTTTATCCCTCTCGCGCTCCGCTCGTCCGGCTGACCCTGCGGGCCGGACTTCGCCGCGCTCGGGTACATGGTTTCATCGCCCATCGTCGGTTCTCTTGGCTACAACGCTCAACACCCCGCCAACCGTTACCTTGGCTAACCCTTTTGGCTTATGGATATTGGTTATTGGATATTGGTTATTGGTTAGCATACCGTTCGCATTGCGTTCGCTATGCGTTCGCATCCACCTTTGCTGGGCGCTTAATTTTGCTTTTGCTTGTTTTTCATGGATTTTTTCCAGTTCTCGCATCGCCCGAGGGTTCACATAACCGGACGCGGTAAGAACGAAAAAACTGTTTAGGACGGCACGGATATGCTCACGTTCCCGTCCGTTCTTGGGGCGACATAATTGCATCGCCTCCTTCTCGGAGAACGGTTTTTCGGTCGCGTAGAAGCGATCTAACAGAAGGTTATAAACGCCATGCTCAAAGGTTGTGAGATGGCCTGTATCTCGGGCGTAGTCCCCGAGGTGACGAGTGTAAAAAAGCATTGTTTTGCCCATTCATGGTTAGTTGATCCATGCGTGGGCTTGACAGGCATTTCCCCCGGAGCCTAATCTTGCACCACGCTATTGCACATCCCAAAGCGTATAGGCTGCCAACCAGCCGCGTCAAGCCCCCGTTGCCCCCGCTCGGGGGTTTGTCGTTTATGGGGCCGTATAACCGCATTAGCGGCTTTGTGGGGGCTTTACCAGCCCAGCCTTCAATTGCCATAGCCGAGCCGCTGGCACGGCCCCTGCCTTAACCCAATGGCTCACGGCCCCTTTGGTGACCCCAAAAGCCTTGGCTAGCGCCTGTTGGCTACCGTATTTGTTTATCAATTTCTGGATGTCCATAGCCGGGAGTTTAGGGGGTTAAACTTTTTTTTGCTAGAGGTATTGCATTTCGTTTGTTTAGGGGGCTAAACTATTGACGTTGACAGACACAACACAGGAGCAACAGATATGCAAACCCGAGAATACCCCGTTACCCGTTACACCAGCGTTGAAGGCTGTGGCAATGAATGGCGCGTTTATAACAACGTCCAAGGCATTGTTTTAGAGCGTGTTTATCGTTCGTATGCTGAAGCCAAACAAGCCGCCCGTGAAATTGGCAGCCAATATTACTATGTAGAACGCCGCGCCGCTTGGCGCTAACAGGAGCAACAGATATGTCTCACACCTGCACTACGGAACTCTATCTACTCGGCACACTTTGGGAAGTAGAGATTGAATTCTCTTACGACCCCGCCGAACCTGACGTTGGACTTTCTGAAAACGTCTACGTTGAGAATGTATGGCTGCTCGGCTACGCGCCCGAGGGCGACGGCAAGTACATTCCGTGCCACATCAAAGCCGACATCCAATGTATGTCCAAGGCTGATTACGAACTCTGCGAGGCTCGGGTGCATGAGTACATCCGTACCGCTGCCCGCGAAGCCTTTGACGATTCCCACTCCTACGAGGATTGAGACATGCGAAACATAGACCGTTTCCTGATTTTGTGTATTGCCATAACCGTTGTGTTCCTAATCGCCGCAACCGTTGACCGCTGCGATGGCGGCTGCAATACGACAGAGGAGGTGCGTAATGGAAAATAACCGCTTTGATGATGACTCGTGGTGGCATCAGCAGGACTTGGAGATGCAGGAACGCGACGAGGAAGAACGCACCGAACGCTGTAACGCTGCACTCGCTGAATTGACCAGCATTATCAATGAAGAACTCAACAAGATTTTACGGAGCCGACGATGAGCGAATTACTGAAGATCAACGTCAACGACCACACCGAGCGTAAGGGCAATCTCACTTACTTGAGTTGGGCGTGGGCGTGGGCAGAAATGCTCAAACTTGACTCTAACGTGCGCTACACGGTTCACGAATACGACGGGATGCCGTTGTGTTACTTGAAGGACGGCACGGCGATGGTCAAGGTCTCTGTGGAGTTCCGCGAGACGATTAAAACTTGCATCCTGCCGGTGATGGACAACCGCAACCGCCCAATCGTCAACCCTGACTCGTTTGCGACGAACACCGCAATACAACGAGCCGTCACAAAGTGCTGCTCACTATTTGGATTGGGCCTGTACTTGTACGCGGGAAGCGACTTGCCAGAAGGTGAAACTGCCGCACCGCAGATTGACCCCGACCTTGTGAACCTGATCGCGGGCGCTGCATCGCTGGACGAACTGACTAAGTTGTTCAAGCGCCTAACGAAAGAACAGCGCATGACGCACATTGATGCCTTTACCGCCCGCAAGAAGGAACTGACTACACCCCCGGAGGCTGCATGACCCGCGACGACATTATTCAGATGGCGCGTGAGGCGCAAGAAGTTTCTTTTGCTTCAGGATCAAACGTATGGACATTTTCAACAGAAGGAATTGAACATTTTGCCGTTCTTGTTGCCGCAGAAGAATGTGAAGCGTGTGCAGAGTTGTGTGACGACCTTGCAGATTTATGGAATGACGATGGACACCCCGGTAAATCGGCTGGCGCACGGATTTGCGCTTCAGACATACGCGAGAGAAATGCATGAAAAAAGCAATTGTCACCGACCGATTGCAGGGGCCGCAGCAAGCCGACCGTGAGGTGTGGTTGCAAGCCCGGTTGGGCAAAGTGACCGCCAGTCGTGTGGCTGATGTTGTAGCCAAAACCAAGAACGGCTATGGCGCATCCCGCGAGAACTATATGGCGCAGTTGATCTGTGAGCGTCTTACCGGCAAGCCCACCGAGGGTTTCTCTAACGCCGCGATGGAGTGGGGGGTGCAGACCGAGCCGCAAGCACGGGCCGCGTATAGCGCCAAGACAGGCGAGTTGGTGGAGGAGGTCGGGTTTATCCCGCACCACGACATCCCCGGCTCTGGAGCGTCCCCGGACGGTTTTGTAGGCGAGGGGCTGATAGAGATCAAGTGTCCGAATACGGCTACGCATTTGGAATACGTTTTAGCGGGTAAGCCCCCAGAACGCTATGTGACCCAAATGATGTGGCAAATGGCGGTAACAAGTGCGCCGTGGACGGAATTTGTGAGTTACGACCCACGCCTACCCGAGCATCTGCAAATGCTGATTGTACGTGTGGCGCGTGACGCTACACGAATTGCAGAGTTAGAGGCCGAGGTGCGTAAGTTCCTCGGTGAGTTGGAAGATAAACTGAAGCAACTGGAAAAGGTGAAACTGTGAATTACGATCCGAACATGAAAGGCGTGTTGTTTAAGAACGACAAGGGCGAGAACGCTAATAGGCCCGACTACCGAGGCACCTGCGTGATTAACAACGTGGATTACAACGTCTCTGGCTGGATTAAGGCGAGCAAAAAGACGGGCGATAAGTTCCTGTCGTTGTCATTCCAAGCCAAGGGTGAGGGTCGTATAGGCCGCACTGGGCAGCCTGCTGTCGTGGAACAGAAAGTGCAGCAGAAACAACTGACCGAAACCAATTGGGACGACTTTGATGACGCGCCATTCTGATCTACGGGTATTTATCGGTTGGGATAGCCGCGAGGAAATCGCTTATGAGGTGTGTCGCAAGTCAATCTTGCGGCACGCCTCCATCCCCGTGGACATACAGCCTATTAAGCAATCAGAACTTCGGGAGCGTGGTCTTTACACGCGGGAGTTTGATCCGCTCTCGTCTACGGAGTTTTCGTTTACCCGCTTCTTGACCCCATACCTCGCCGGATTTGAGGGCTTTTGCCTGTTCGTAGACTGCGATTTTCTTTTTAGGGGGGACATTGCGGGACTGATGGACTACGCCGACGGGGCAAAAGCGTGCTTTGTGGTAAAGCACGATTACAGGCCGTTTGAGAAGGTCAAGATGGACAACAAGGCGCAACATCAGTATCCACGGAAAAACTGGTCATCGTTCATGTTTATGAACTGTTCGCACCCCGAGGTCAAGGCGTTGACACCCGAGGTTGTGAATAGAGAGAGTGGAATGTTCCTGCACCGCTTTGAGTGGTTGAAGGACGAATCCATCGGCTCCCTGCCGATTGCGTGGAACTACCTTGAGGGCTGGTACACCCGCGATCATTGCCCAAACCCGATTGCCGTCCACTTCACACGCGGCGGCCCATGGTGGCGCGATTATTTGGACGTAGAGTACGCCCGCGAGTGGCTTGAGGCCAGCCGGTGAAGCGCATTTTTGCCAAAGGCACGACTTTGGAGCAACGCGAGACAGCAGCGTTGTACATGGTGCGTGATCTCACGCCAGATCGCGCATGGCAAATTGAGGTCATTGAGTGGAAGCCGCCTAAGACAACGCAGCAGACGCGGTTTTTGTGGGGGGTGGTGTACCCCTGCATCCTTGAGTCATCTGAATTGCTCGCTGGATGGCACGCAGACGATCTCCATACCTACTTCTTGGAGGCGTTTGGTGGTGCTGAGGAGATCACGGGATTTGGTCGTACCTACACGCGCCCGATCAAGCGATCTTCGCGCATGACGAAAAAAGAGTTTACCGATTATTTGGAATTTATCAGTCAGCGATGCGCTGATATGGGCATTGTCATACCAGAGCCGGTGATACATGAACAGACATGAAGAAATGCGCCAACAGGTGACGGAATTTCACAAACGGCATCCCGAGGTCTGGGATATGTTTGTGCAGTTCACGTTTCAGATGATTGATCGCGGATACAGCAATTATTCGGTCAACGCGATTTTTGAGCGCATCAGATGGGAAAAGGACAGCGTGGGCGGTGACGGCGTAACGTCGTTCAAACTCAACAACAATTACCGAGCATTTTATTCGCGTCGGTTTATGAGGGCGTACCCCGAGCATGAGGGGTTTTTCCGAACTCGGCAGCAAACCTCGGAAGAACAAATGGCAACGAACCGGCCCGAACTTACACCGTCGTATTACACATGAGCCTACGTAAAGAAGCCAAAGGCCGAGGCTGCATGGTGCGCTTGCCCGGTATCTGCAACTTCAACAGCGAGACGGTAGTGTTGGCGCATATCCGTTTAGCGGGGATCAGCGGTATTGGCATGAAATCGCCCGATTTGGTTGGGTCATGGTGCTGTTCCAACTGCCACGACGAAATAGACGGCAGAACGCACAAGAGCGGGCTGTCACGCGACGAACTGCGCCTTGCTCACTTTGAGGGTATGGCCCGCACCATCGCGCAGTTGGAAAAGGAGGGGCTGGTGTGAGTTTTGTCGTAGACACCCCGTACACCACGGCCTACGTTCGTAATGAGTTTCTGTATGACCAGCAGAGCGGGCATGGCAAGTTTACGCCCTGTACCGTGTTTGGGTTCCGCGCTGAACCCGCTCGGGTGCCTATGTTTCAAGTGATGCTAGAGAACGGCGCACAATGGGCCAGAATCCCGATCCACGCGCTCTGCTTCAAGCCTTGCGAACCGCTATCGCTTAACCTGTCTGTGTGGTGGGACTCGTTCAGCCGGTTCTGCGAGGTGCGCGAGATGGAGTTTCTCCGCAATCACCGCGTTGAGGCGCTGGGCCGAGATAAGGTCATGCGTGCGGGAACATACCTATTTAGCGTTTTTTGGGCCAACGGCGGCTGGTCAGAAGTGCCTGACCAGAGCAAGGATCACCACATCGTTGCGCTAGACACCGGCCCGTGGATTGCGTACCCCAATAACAAATTGTTATGGAAAGACGACTCACACATCCGTGGCGACGTACCGAGGGATTGGAAGTCGCCATCAACCAACTATAGCGTGGAGGGTTTATGCGGCTCCTAAAACGTATACGGCGGTTCTGGACGAGGATTTACCACGACGAATGGCGGCGCGTCCCCGCGCCCATGTGGGCCTGTAAGCGCGGCACAGGGAGGGTATATTGGTGATAGACAATGACAGCCCTGCGGGGGCATGGAAAGCCGAATTAGAGCGTGCGCCTTGGGCCTACGGGCAGCGCAAAACACCGACCTTACAGGAGGTACTGTGGACGCTCCGAAAGTGCGGGTTTAGCGTAGAGGCCGACATCATTGCAGCCGAGGTGGCCAAGTCCAAGGCTGAAACTGCAAAAAGTATTTTCCCTGACACTTAACGATACCTTCTAGGAGGCCGTTAACGCTGTCGTGGGCGCAGCCCCAACCCTGTCCGTTCCAAGGGCAGCAGAACACGCACCGGGCGCAGACCTCGGGCCTTAAATCTTCGTGCCGCGAAACCATGCGTTATTACCCTCCACCACGCAGGTTTCAGGGGGGAGGAGCCGACCCTTGTGGTAGGTAAGGACTGCGAAGCCAGAGGCCCAATTGAGCGGCCCCGCCTCCGTATAATTGAATTGTGGCCCGGTAGGCTCGGCTAACGTCCCCGTGTCTATACCGTAACGACGGCCCCTGTAATCGCCCCAAGGGGTCACCTGCAACTTGTGGAGGTGTCCGTGGGCGTAATGCGTCCCAGAGCGTAGGGTGCTGTTATAAGCGGCGTGTATTCCACCGGATACAGGTCGGTGACGTACCGCGAGCCACCCGTCCGTGTTCTGGTTGATATGCACACACCACCCGGCCCGCCAGCGGGGGAGGTAGTCCAGCAGCGTCATGCCGGTCATTTCCTCAAACTCACCGACACGGGTAGAGAGCATGTTCTCAAAACGGGCATCGTGGTTTCCTATGGCCCGAATCAAAGTAGCCCGTCCTGCCGCACGCTCAATTTCTGCGACCCGATCCTGCATTGCGCCAATTTCTTCCTTCACCGTCGGCTGCTTTTCCCACATGATGCGGGCGTGACGGGAGATACGCGCACCGTCTAATACGTCACCGTTAAGGATGACGATTTTAGGTTTTAGTTCCTTGGCTAACCGACAAAAGGCTTGGTGCGCCTCGGTCACGATACCGGGCCAGTAGTGACAGTCGGAGGCGATTAGGATGACCCCATCTTGTATGTCCTCAACCATGTCGCGTTCGTACTTTGTCGCACGTTGCGCGGCAAGTTCGCTGGCGCGGTCGCCCTTTTCAGCGGTGACACCGCCTTGCGGGTATTTAACGGTAGACGGTAATGCGATACCGTAGCGGGCTTCTAGCGTTCGGCGGCGCAAATGCACCGACCGAATGTCCATGTTGAGATATTTAGCGACTTTGGTAGG